CCTGATAAACTAAAACCTACGTCATAGTAGGTTTCAAAATCTAGTGTGACTAGTTGCATGTATGCTTTCTTTTATATGATCGATAATAATATCAGAATACCCGCTACTATTGCAATCATTATCTTTTGATTTCTTTCTTCGTTCTTTTCAGAGTCATCTCGGTTATACGTACCACCCCACGCTTCTTTTGCTGAACGAGGTGTAGGTTTATCAAGTGAATCAGGGTTAAAGAATCGCCACCCTTTCTTTGCGTTTTTCGCAAATACTTTGCGTTGCCATGCTTCAAATTCTCTTATTGCTATACGTGCTTCGGGATCAAAGTTATTATAGTTTGCGTTTGCCACAATTTTTCTCCTTTTATTTTGCGTATTTTTCAAATTCGTTACGGCATTCGACCGAACACCAACGTCTGTCGTCTTTAATTGGTGTTTCACACCAGATACAATGCCCTGTCTGATTAGAAGGTTTTTTGATTTGATCATGTGCGTTCCTTATTCCAACATCGATAGCGTGTTGCATTAAATCATTTGCTATATCGATCTCATCACTCATCTAATAAATGTCTTATTTCTTGAGTCAATATAAAAGTATTTACCCCAACCACTTCCTGTGCCTCTTGGTAATGCTTTTGGTAATTTAATAAGACCCCGTTTATCTAAATCTCTTACACGACCTTGACTACCTGTTGAATGCAATACAATTTGATTGCGAGTTGCAGTCGGATGCTTTTCCATGTATTGATTTACTAGTGCAATGAGTTGTTCATCGGTTTTTACTTTTGGATTTGTTGCCATTTAATACGTCGCCTCTCCTACTAAATTAAATAGTTCTTGTTGTATTTGTGTTGATGTTTGTTTAGGTTCTTGTTCTAGTCTTATCACTTTAGCATGAGGGTTCTTTTCTGTAAACCATTTTGCTTCCTTGACAGACCATCGATACTTGCGTATGACTTCGCCCTCATCATCTACGACTGCGTAACTAAAAGGAATCATTTCTTTTCTTGTGTTTGTTCTGTTGGTTTATCAAAACCTAAATCTTTTTTAACGTCCCCACCCCATAATGCAACCCATAAAGTTAAATAGATTGCAAGTATAACTGCCCCTGTTTCCATATTAAAAACTCCTTTGTTCAAAACATTCAAGGTGTGACTTAACATAGAAGTTAGGTCTGATCTCTTCATAGAGTTCGCCTTGCACACATTTAAGTTTCATACTATATTTCTTCTGCATGTGGGTTGCTTCCATCACTGCCCATGTAAGTAGCGCACCTACAATAAGTCCTACTACTACAAACCCCGTACCGTCATACTTTTTATCTATCATAATCCCCCGTATGCCTCCATCATTTTTTGTGTTGATTCTTTATAACTTTTAATGCCTGTTATCTTCTCTGCTTTCGATTCATCTTTGTAGAGAGGTGTTAAGACTATGTTATGTTTCTTGGAGGGCAGGTCTCGTATCCACGATAATTCTGTCGGTCTAAAGTTTGACATTGATGACCATACTAACTCCCCATCACTATTAAATTCTTCTATCGCCCACGCGTATGGTTGTTGTTCCATTTTAAGTCCCTAATAAAATACATGGTTGTTTATTGTAACACGGGGTTTCATACCCCATTGATTGTTTAATGCTATATTATGAAAATTTGTTGCGCCTTTACTATAATCTTTTACTTTTAAATTTAATATCTGATATGCAATATTATAATACTGAGTTCCTCGTAACGCCTCAGGCGTCGGAGGTTTTAGTTTACCATACCACGAAAACTGATAGGGCTTTCTCATCTCATTACATACATTCTTAGGATTAAAATCAGCGCGTCGATATAATACATATCCTACTGCAATCTGTCCCGCTAATCCTTCGCCTCTTGCTTCCATGAATATAGTTGTAGCTAGGCATGCCAATGCTTGATCTATCATACGACCTCCTTGTTTAAGGGATTAAATTATTTTTTGTTTGAAGTAGCTTCTTTGATGAGGCGTTGTAGATACCAATCTGCTTTACGCAAATCTTCTACGCCGTTTTTAAATTTCCAACGCCAAACATATTTAATAATGTTAGCAGTACATACTGCCTCGATTCCAAATAGTCCTTTGGTGGCTTCCTTGATAGCGTCGATACATTCAATCGCGCCTTGTGTGTAATGCGATGGGTGATTCACATTATCTTTTATAATCTTTACTGCTTTACTTTTGTATCTATTAAGAATTGTTCTTAATCTTGTCATTGTATCTCCTTTACTAGAGCCAATAGTGACTCTATATTACCTTCATTTATCACGATTGCCAAGCCCTGATTGCGTTTTATGTCCTCAATGTTGCGTAATTGCAACAAAGTTGGCTTGTTATCACCCGCTTTACACTCAATACCAATAAACCTGCCTTTATAACAAGCAATAATATCAGGCACGCCACTCCTACCAAACCCTGTTGCCATTGGTGAGAAATGGTATGCGCCTAGATCATCTAGTATCTTCTTGACTTTCTTTTTTACTTTACTTTCAGGAGTCGCCATCAGATTGTAGGTATTACATTAACTTCTGATTGGCTTGATGTCCACATAGCACCCGCGTCATTACCTTCATCATCACGCATAGCAATTATCCAATGGCCATCTGTAAACTCAATCACGAGTCCTGATTTATCCCATGCAATATCTTCACGTTCACGATCATCTAAATATCTAACACGTCGTATCGTTTTACCTACCAAGAAATTACTAGCAAGATTGCCCCAGTGTTCTCTCAAATGTGCATCGTTCTGCTCGAATAATTCTAATTGTTCCATGTTATTTTCCCCTTTGTTTAAAGCGTTCTACGCCTTTGTTAATCATACGAGCATAAGCACTCGCGTCTTGTAATGCACTATCTTCAAACATCGCTTGTAGTTTAATTGTTTCTTCCCACTCAATGCTTGATACTTCTTCATCAATATAATCTTCGTAGTCTCTCTCCATCATTCTCCCTTTCTTAACCATGTTTTAAATAAAATATAAATAAACCATACTACACATATCAACCTTATCGTATCTACCATTAGTCTTCACACACCCCGCCTATACAAGCACGAGCAATAATTTCATTTTCTAAATTAGTTATCAAGTCTTGCTCATTGCGATTTTGATAAACTGTAGCTTTATTATAAATTACTGAGTTTGGAAAATAGTGTTGTAAAATATAAGACCCCCAAATATCATCCATTCTGCCAACATGAGGTAATACTGCGTAATAAGGTAATACTTTACGTGATAAAAATGTATTTTGTGAATTGAAAGGAGCAATCTCGCATGAACCAAAAGGAGAAAATTTATCGAATTTAGCGATTGGTTTTTTACTCAAACGACATAAAGCATCAATATCAGGATCACCATCCCAAAAATCAGCTTGTACTAAAACTTTACGTTTAATTTTACCTAAATATTCAATATCATTTTTTCTAGGAACATATTCAATAGGATATCCTCTATGCCACAAATCATTATGATTTGTAGGCGAAATAGGGTCAAACACATTATATTCTCTGTGACTGTAATTGTCAATTTCAACAGTTTGGCCTACAAATATCTCATCACCCCAAGTATCATAAGGAATATTATCATCATCAACAGTAGCTACAACATCCGCCCCCTGATCATAAGCATAAACAAAACCAATATTACGGCGTTGGATACTTTTCCAACCAATAGTTTCACTTAATTCAGGATAAAGTTTTTCTTGTTGTTCAGGAGATAAATAAATAACGTTTTTAAAATCTTCTTCTAATTTTCTATACTCATCATGAGGAGTTTTAGTATCTCCTACTACTACAAAAATCCAATTTTTTTCATCTGCAATTTTACAAAAACGATGAGTTGCTAATGTTGGTTTATTAATTGTTGTTGTAATTATAAATTTTTTCATTTTATTTGTATACTTGTTTATTAATCCACTCAAATGTTTTTTTCATTCCTTCGTAAAGAGGTTGGGTGGGTTCCCATCCCATTTTTTCTTTATAAAGTTTATTATCAGAATTACGTCCTCGAACTCCTACAGGGCATTTAAAACCATATTTAGTTTGGAATTCTTCTCCGGAAATGTTTTTAATATATGATCTTTCGTTTTTATCAGCAATTTTAAGAGCCATTTTAGCTAATTGATTAATTGATACCATTTCTTCAGAACCAATATTAACAGGACCATAAAATTCTTCTTGGCGCATAAAACGTAATACTGCTTCTAAACAATCATCAATGTAAAGAAATGATCGTGTTTGTTGACCATCACCCCATACTTCAATGTACTCATCCATTCCTACTTCAGCTGCTTTTCTACACATAGCAGCTGGTGCTTTTTCTTTTCCACCATTCCAAGTACCCATAGGACCAAAAATATTATGGAATCGAGCTACACGAACATCTAATCCATAGTTACGCTGGAATGCTAAGAATAATCGCTCACTAAATAATTTTTCCCAACCATATTCAGAATCAGGGTTTGCTGGGTATGCAGATGATTCTTCACAATTTGGATTTTCAGGATCTAATTGGTTGTGTTCAGGATACATACAAGCTGAAGAACTATAGAATACACGTTTAACTGATTTTTTAGCTGCTTCATGAGTAACATTTAAGTTAATTAATGCTGAATTGTGCATCACATTAGCATCGTTTTCACCTGTAAAAATATATCCTGCTCCTCCCATGTCTGCTGCTAATTGGTACACCTCATCAAATGAATGTACTTTATCAGATTCGGAATGTTGATTAGGGGAATACATTATTGCTGATAAAAAAGAAAGATCATATATTAAAAATATTGCTGGAGAGGAATTTCAAAACAAATATGGTTTTAAATGTCCTGTAGGAGTTAGAGGCCGTAACTCAGATAATAAATTATATAAAGAAAAAATGGGATGGGAACCAACTCAACCACTTTATGAAGG